TTTAAACTATTTATACAATATCTAAGCGAGTATTTCTACTAACTCTCCAGAAGTTTGGAGATTGCCATTGTACCGGGTTTCTAATTGTTTTTTGAACTTAGCCGCAAATGTACTTGATACAACAGGCATCTGTAATATGATATGGCACTCAAGACTTCCGTCCGGGTTAAACGAATCATAGTCGAGTATTAGTTTATCATACAACAAAGAATCCTTCCAGTACACAGCTAAATCAAACATAGTTGCATGATCTGGAATGCCATTTTGGTTAATGAGCTGATAGACTACGACTTGACCTTTTGTCGCAAGATCATTCAATCCACCACTCACAAGTGTTTCACTTTCGCCCTTACGATATAAGCCTTCAATTACGATAAGTCTATGGTTCTTAAACGCCCCAAAATTTTGAGATACAAGATTGATTGCTTCTGCCTGCAGATATAGTTGTCTTGCGATCTGTAGTTTATCAGCTTCATTTGTGATATGATTCAAGTTAGTCGATTCACCTGCACCACCAAGAAATCTTGCTATAGTAACACCGCGTGCTAATTTAGTAGCCGCCGTAATCACAGGTGCGTTGTTTGGATTAAATGTAGGATCAGGTATAACAGTCTTTAAACTTGGATTAGGGGTAAACTGTTGATACGATTCAGGTCTCTGTGTCATCAGTGCGGTCCTATTATCGTTTCATTATTTTGTGGCTCAGGTTTCGGGCCAACAGTTCTACCTATTTCTTTGGGCTGTGGCTTTGTATATTCAGGATTGATCTTACCTTCGCCCACTTGTACTGCCATGAAGTCGGTATTATTTAGTGTGCCATTATCTCGCATTTTAGATCTAGCCTCTGCAGTACTTAGCTGTCTTGCTGTAATTCCACCGGTTGATCCTGTTCTATCAATAGATGATAGCAAGTCACCATTTGGGTCCACCTTCACACTCTGGATGCCATATGAGGATTTCTGGTATGTTGTAGCCATTCCTGCATTAGGTAACGCAGTTGCTTTGATGTCATCCGGAAGTACGTCGGTATCGATAGCATTGTTTGTGATGGCTGCGCCAGGTGAACCTACATTACCACCTGATCCTGGACCTGTATCTGGGTCAGAATACAGCTGATGTCTGGACTGCCGTGCTTCTTCTGCAACGCCGTCAAGATCGCCATGAAATGTCGGGCTTGTCACGCTGTTACTTGCTACAATATCTCCATCTACTTCAATACGCACTGCACGAATCGTATCTACATTAATTGTACCGGATCCGCCTTCGCCATCACCTAACCATAATGTATTACCTAAATGGTGGTTATATGAATATAGTACAATGTTCTCACCACCAAACGTACCTGTATCACCAAAGACCGATAGCTTTGATGCATGAATATTTGTATCCGGAGATGTTATATTCTGTTGTACCTCAGACGTGACTCGCATAGCTCCACTCGAAAATAATCCGGCAGTACCGTCAACCGCTGTTTCCCATGCACCTTTGACAGCAGCCGTAAATCCTCCAAGATATGTATCGACCACACCTTTGGCCACAGTAGTGAACTTGCCACCTTTGACAATCAGTCCATCGTTCTTTGCAATATTATATCTTCGAGCACCATCAATCTCGGCACGTTCGTCACCTGCAATAAACTTATTATAGTTACCCGCAATGTTCAGATTATAATCACCTGTCACATCAACATTCACATTACCTTGATATGTCATATGTGCATTGCCTTCAACAACAACATGTGCATCATCTGCAGCAGACACAATAAGTTTATTACCAGATGCAAGATAAATAGAACCATCAGGTTTAATTTCAATACCCGAACCGCTCTTGTGTCTAATCAATATTCTTTCGTTACCAAGCGTATCATCCATTTCAATGATATGACCACCCGGCGTTTCGGTAACCTGGTTGTTCGGATAGCTTGATGGCGCCTTGTTTGTATCAATCTTGGCCTGATTTGCAATCTCAGGAATCTCTGACTGCAAATCGTAGTTTACTTTTTTTGCAGTCTGCAAAGAGGGAATACCGCCATTTGTCGTAAGATCATTACGATTCGTGCCGAGTGATGTTTTATTAAGTGAAGACTGATGCCAATAGTCTTGACGAGGATACACACCAGCAGGATCCTGAAAACCGTTCGGAAATACTCCGATCTTCTGTGCCGACTGCCCGCCTTCTAATATGCGGTCTTCTAGTTCATCATTTGTTGTTGTCATACTGTAGCTGTGCTCCGTGCTGTTGATATTTGTGCTACCGTGAGAGGTGCACTCGTACCAGTCGTAATATTATTCTTATTAAATACCGATGTAACATAACTAGGAACACTGAAACCAGGATCAATTTTATTACCTGGATCGGTATCACTGTGCCCAAATGCCTGTCCACCCGGGAATACTTTATAGAACGTAGCCAAAAATTCATTCATCGCCTTGTTCTGTTCTGTAGTGAATGATTCTTTACCTACTAAATTCTGATAGCCCGAAGTACCGGACACACAAGTATATCCACCTACTAGTGATATACCAATCGATTTATTATTATGACCATTTGCTTTTGCATGTGCACCAGTCTTACCTATAGGTCTACCACGCTGAAGTCTTCCGTCTCTTCGAATAATATAATGGTATCCGCAGCCGCTGAATCCTCTAGCCAGGTGCCACTGATGTACCTCTTCACTACCAATATCTTGATCCATAAACGTAGCAGTCCAATGGATAACAACTTCGGTTATCTCACGTGAAGATGATCTCATCTCGGCTTCAAGCTCTTCGGAACCTGCAATGTATGTGAAGTTATAAGGCTCTGAATTACTGGACCCGCCGCTAGTAATACTACCGCTACTACTGCCAAGAGTTGCGTTATAATCAGAATTAGGTGTATTTGTACGAACACCATCCCAACCTTGTGCATTTGATCCAATATCAAAGTTAGGCAGAGTAAGTACAGCATTTCCATAAGTAACACGATCAGACAGTTTAGTACTCAGCCCATTAATACCAGATTCAATTTCTCCGATAGGTAATGTTGATACTCCGGCGACAGTCGCAATAGCTCCGGTGTAATTACCATCCTCAATAAGGCGAGCAATTGTGTTGAGTTGTGCAGTTTTTAGTTTACCTTGTGTAAGCCCTGATATAATCTGTACGACCGGAGTATCAAGCGCATCGACAATGTTTTGTAGAGTAGAGCCAAGCGCAGTGCCAATAGTAAGATTTGCCCGAACATTAAATTCTGAAATAACAGGTCCAAGTGTCGAACCCAACGCTTGCTTCATAGCATTTTGAATGAACTTTGCAGACCCTGCAGCCTGCACCGTAGATACTGCTGAAAGCAATTGACTTATAGGTTTACCTGTTGCAGTACCTAATAACCTTTGAATAGACTCTCCACCACTTCCAGCAAAATAACTTTGCAAATATCCTGAAGCCGGACCGCCCTGAGTTACTGCAGCCAATGCCGAAGCAGTGTTTAATACGTCAGTAAATGATGAATGTCCACCAGAACCACCAGAAAACAAAGGTGCAATGTCAGTTACAAGCGATGATGCAAACCCGTCTACAGCATCAGTAAGTTTTATTGTTGCTGTACCAAATACATTGTCACCAAACTGTCCTGGATAATCTGCGACAGAAGTCAGGGCTTGAATTCCGTTTAGTATTTCTCCTTGAGACCCACCAAGCTTTGATGTGAGCTGAGCAGCATACTCTCCTACAACCTGGTTGCCTGCAGAAAGCAAACCATCACGCGGAAGTCTTTGGTCAAATGTGGATAAAACACTATTAACTTTGTTAAACGAAACCATTAGCTTCTAATTCCTTCCCACACTGCAATCCCGGCAGGCTTGCGGCCATACCATGGACCCCATCCACCACGTTTTGCCTGAGCCAATGCAAATTCTACTTGTTTAGTAACACCGGCTTTTGTATTGTCAGTCGCAAGATCTCTTCCGGTAGCTCTCTCATAATCATTACCCATACCTCCACCAACATACAACTGAAAAGGACCGTACGATGCTTCGCGACCATTCCTTTTTAATTGATTGCCTGTAGTAACACCTGACTGATACTGACCTCCGCCTTCGGCTCTCCATAATCTAACCGCAACATTTGGATCAATACTTACTTTGTTTGCTTCACTTCTGATCGTCTGTTCTATCCATGCAAGAGATACATCGGGCGGATATACCGGAATACCTGTAGTAGATGTCGTTGATGCGCTTGAACCCATACTGTTGTTTACTGTACCCACAGCCCGTGCAAGAGCAGGATCGACTTGTCCAACACCATAACCAATTTCGACTGATTGCGCCTTGACAAGCTGTTGTTCAGACGGCACTTCAAGATGTGGAACTACGCCTATGATAAGTGGAAGCTGTGATCCTTCGCCGTCCATAAAGAACCCAACAACCTGTGCACCCGGTAAAAGCATAGGCATCGCACCGATACCTGAAGTACCGCCGCTTGTTGTTGGTTGCATCACTGTAGCCCAAGGCAGTTTGGCATTAGGAATTGCATCTAGTGCCGAGTTATGGATACCAAAAATGCGAACTTGTGTTCTTCCGAGCATAAGTGGATCTAGGTTATTAATTACTACGCCCATGAACCAGCGAAAGTTATCACCATAATGACTCATCATAGCTTTGTATTACCTTTATAGTTTGTTATCTTAACAAGCGATAACTTTACTGAATACTCAGTCTTACCAAATATGTGATTACAACCATATATCAAATAGTCACCAGATCTTTTCTGATCAATTTCTACCTCTTCATTCGAACCTTTAGGTTGTTGATTGGCCATAGTAAGAATAGAAACAATTTGACCAATAGTCCGATGGTCGCCTTGTGGAAAGAATTGTCTACCTGCAACATGTATTTCTACAGATGATTTACCTAACATATTACGCAGTGATATACTTATTGCCTTTGAGAAATGTCTTGACGTCGTGCCTTCTTCATATATATTAGACATTCCGGGTTCAAATGTTGATGTCGTAGCAATACGACTCACTCGCTTTGTCCTGTATTCGTTAGCCGATTTATTATTAAATTGTGTCATAATATCAAATACAGGATTAGCTCCGGACGGCAAGACATGCTTAAATACCTTACCCACATCATATGCAAAAGAATGTTCTAGTGCAGTAGTGGTATCAAGGTATTCGTACTGTGCACCTACATCGCCATTCATAATAAGAGCCAATGCATTCTCATTGTTCTTCATATCAAATGACATAATATTAAGTGACACTGCATCACCAGCACCAGGATTCTGTTGTGCATATACAGTAGAATATAAAAATGGATTCTCGGCATTCATCGATGGTTCTGTCAAGAGTGTATATAGATCAAAGAATCTCAAATCATTATCGTTAAGACTTGAGTAGCAAAAATAAGGAGCACCTTGCAGACCGCTAGCCCGCATCTTCATTTTTTCAATAACCTCAAGCGGTGTCATATTAGGCACTAGATATCGCATAGTGTTCTGCATTTCTGCAGAAGAACTACTTGCAGCAGCAACTATCTCAGGCAGATCTGATCCTGCATCACTTGCACTTGAACTGCCTTGCTTATATAATCTTTTGGTTGAACCAAAGTTATCAAGTAGCACATGCTCTATAATTTCAGATGGCTTACCCTCATACATCTTATTAACATTAATCATCGATGAGATGTATGAGTCTTTGTCTATAAGCTTAAGTGTCACAACATCTGAGGTATCTGATGCAGGATGTATTGAACTTATTTCGCGCACCGCAAATTCTTTTTTAATCTTGTAGTCTGTTTGATATAGGCCAGCAATAACAGTAATAGTCTCTGTACCATTAAAGTCCACAGCCTCAACAATTCTTGCGTCATCATAGAATACAAGTGAGCCTGTAAGATACGCACGGTTTAGATTTTCAAATACCTCGATCTCTACGACAGACGCAGTAATATCGAATTCATGTTCGTTCCTGCCGTGTGTAATCGTAACCTTCTCAAGCTTATACTCGAGTGGGCTTTTTGGGGTATACTCTGACATTATCTAAACTCTTCGCGGAACGCTTTTGCAATCTGGGCAATAGATCCAGGCTTTATAACCTTTATCTCTTTGAGGCTGTTGTTCTGTTCTCTATAATATTCAAGGTTAGTTATAGGTGTAAGTTCGGACGAAATAACACCTGAGTGAGGATTAATATCACTTATCTGTTTATCTCCATTTACATAATGCTTAATCGCATTACCCTGATCAATAGAGTTTGTGAGTGTGACCGATTGAATAGAATCACCAACCTGTGATGTAATAATTTCGGTCGTTCTAAAGGTACCAACAATCGTAGTACTATCAATAATGATCTGACCTAGATCTAGATTACGTCCAATGATCTTACCTGTAGCACCAGAGGTTGAACCGGATATCATTGCTCCGACTTTAAATATGCCTGTTAAAATTGCATTGGTAGTTAATACTTGGTGTGGAAAGTCTGTTGTAGCCCTCTCTTTGAGTTGCTGTTCTGACAGTGGCCAACCTTGTTCACGTATATTATCATTCATCATAAAGAATGTATAATAGTAATCAGGTGTGTCGTACAGTTGCATAGAGACCTGATCAGGACGATCACCTTCTTGGATGTAGAACTTACGATAAAAAGCTATAGTATCCTTTACTACATCAATTACTTCTACATATGCAGATATATTAGGAAAGCCTACGTTCGCAAGGTTATTACCAAATGAATATGGTGTAATCGGAAAGTTTTTAAAGTATGTTGACATTATTGGACTCCAGTCTGCGCATTAGCATTAGGAAGATGGCTGGTTTCAGCTATCTGTGTATCCAAAAATGTCTGCCACCATTCTTTATAGTTGCCGCCAATTGGATCAAGATCATATGTAATATCATCGCGAGACATTGTGACGTGTTCAATAAAGTTAAGACTCAGATCGATCTCACTGAATTTGCCATCCTTATAAAAACTCTGGGACGTACCATTGTAAGTTGTTGATACTGATCTTAGGAATGCAGGTAGCAATCGCTGTCCAATTTGTGCACCATTATATAGCATTTGAATAGCAAACTTATTAGGAAATTTATAGCCTACCGAAATATCACCGACTTGAATAGACTCAGGATACAATTCGGTTCGAAAAAACTTAACGATGTTTTCAATTTCACGTCCTTCTTCCACATTACGTGGTAGGAATTTAAATTGGAATGAATGTTCTCTATGGTTAACAGTCTTGAATGTAGCTCTTGTGTTAGGATTTACCGCAGTCTGAGTTGCGTTAGAAGCGATTGCACCGGCCCTATCACCCGCTAGTCCGCTTAGTTTATTCATAACAACACCACCAACATCTTTGTTAGCCTTTGCTGCATCAAGAATAGCACTAATACCTGTCAGGCCGGCAGTAGCCTTTAGCATCTCGCCTGCCTGCTGCATTGTACTTTGTGCATCGTTCACTGTTTGTAACGCAGCAACACCTGATGCGCCAAGCGCAACATTGTCAAATGACACACCGTCTTGCATCTGCAGTGCAGATGGCATATACAACATACAAGATCCTCCTTTGGATCCGTCATAGTTTGCACTATTATTAACGATAGTCAGAAAGTTGTTCACAAAGTTTTCAAAGAAATTACCTGAACTTGTAGGAGTATTTGCATTCAGAAAATTAATAGTCTTCGTATCTTCAGACAATACACGAAACATAATCTTCGCTTTATAATCGTCTTGATCACTGAGTGGGAATCTGTAACCCTGATTAGCCATTTGAATTGTCCAATAAATACTGTATAGATTTGTTTAAACTATTTATAAGTATAATCATGGCATATTCTGGAAAATACACAGTTAAGAACCCCGTAAAATATCAAGGTGACCCATCAAAGGTAATATATCGATCTTTATGGGAAAAATATTGCTTTAAGTGGGCTGATCTAAGCCCGGATGTAAAGGGTTGGTCCAGTGAAGAGGTCGTGATTCCTTATTACTATGACATAGATAAAAAGTATCATAGGTACTTCATGGACCTAAAGGTTACATGGTCGAACGGTAAGACTTGGTTGATAGAAATAAAACCTGAGAAAGAGACGCAGCCACCAAAGGGTGACAGACGCACAAAGCGATACCTGCAAGAAGGTATGACCTATGTTAAGAATATGAACAAGTGGGAAGCTGCAAATAAATATGCGCTTGACCGCAAATGGGAATTTCATATATGGACAGAGAAGAAGCTACAGGAAATGGGACTAATGCCTAAGCCTCTTAAGAAACTAAAGCCTTTACCTAAACCTAAGAAAAAGCCAAAGAAAAAAGTATAAATACCCGTATGAGCAATATATTTAATCAATTAGAAATCGAAGCATTTCGTGCAGGCATTACACCCCGGACCAAGGAATCAATTAAATGGTTCCAGAAAAAAGCCGGAGCTATGGGTAAGGTTAAACGTAGTGATTTGATGATGGAAGATCCGATCAAGCTGAGAAATCGGCATGGTGTTGGACAAATGTACATGTACTTTTATGATCCTAAGCATAAAGCTACTTTGCCTTATTATGATAGCTTTCCTTTGACTATTGTTATTGGTCCGGCCAAAGGTGGATTTATGGGTTTGAACCTGCATTATCTACCACCTCCGCTGCGTGCAAGGATGCTAGATGGGCTTATGGGAATAACAAACAACAAGAAGTACGATCAGTCAACTAAGTTTGCAGTATCATACGAACTATTACAAAAAACATCGAAGCTTAAATGGTATAAACCATGTGTAAAACATTATCTTGGCTCTCAGGTAAGAAGTAGGTTTGCACATGTACCCGCACCTGAGTGGGAAATTGCTACGTTCTTACCGACCGCAGACTTCCAGAAGTCAAGCAAAGCAAATGTTTATAAAGCTTCACGGAGTATGATCTAATGGCATTTTCAGTAGACGAATTTAAAGGTGCTATCAGTAAGGGTATTGCGGTACCTAATATGTTCCGTGTGTACTTACCTGCCTTACCAGGTGTTGTGACCACTCGTCAATTGAATTTACTATGTAAAGATGTACAGCTTCCGGGCAGACAGATATTAACTAACGAACGTGTCATTGGAATGAAGCAAGTCAAGCAAGCTTATGGCTATGCATCAGAAGATGTGAGTCTGACATTCTATGTAACTAACGACTATGGCTTGCGTCAATATTTTGAGAAATGGCAAGATCTTATTATAACAGATAAGGAACTGAATTACCCGGATGAGTATGGGTTTGAAGTACGAATAGAGCAACTGCAAAAGGGTGCAGCGCTCGACTTACCGGTAGATATTAACTTCAATCTATTTGGTTTAAACATCGATATAGACTTTGATTTATTCAAAGACGCAAAGAGTATATACACGTGTGTACTTGACAAGGCATTCCCTACCACCATGAATGCTATTCAACTGAATAATGAGCAAGGTGGGCTCGTTGAATTGAACGTACAATTGTCCTATAAGGACTGGAGATCAGTATAAAATGGCTTTACCTAAATTAAACTCTACACCAAAATACGATATTACTATACCGTCGACACAACAAGCTGTCCGCTTTAGACCTTATCTTGTAAAAGAAGAGAAGGTTCTGATGCTTGCGATGGAGTCACAGGACCAAAAACAATCACTTGCTGCAATCGTAGATACTATTGTTGCGTGTGTTAGCGAAGATATTGAGCGCACAAAGCTTACGACGTTTGATGTTGAATATATGTTCACACAGATTAGATCTAAGTCAGTAGGCGAAACATCTAAGGTGTCTATCAAATGCAAAGAGTGCGATCACGCCAATGAAGTTGTGATTCCGCTCGAATCAATTAAAATTAATATGCCTGAGGATGTCGTTAGTCTGATAGAACTAACTGATGAAATCTCGGTACAACTAAAATGGCCAACATATTCTGATCTAGGCGATCTTGACATGGCCGATGGAGCAAGTCAGGTTACTCAAACCTTTGACATGATTGCTAAGTGTATTGACTCAGTTCTTACTGGTGATGAACGCATTAGTATGAAAGATGAACCAAAACAAGAAGTCATGGACTTCATTGAATCACTCACATCTGAGCAGTTTGATAAGATCCGTGAGTATGTTGAGCTGATGCCTAAACTAAAACACGATGTGGAGTTTAAATGTGTATCATGCAGTGACACAAATAAAATTACCTTGGAGGGTATGAACGATTTTTTCTAATAGCCCTTTC